GGGTCCTTGTCGCAAATTGAGTATCGGCATGTCTTCTTGTCATCTGCCATCGCGCGCAAACGCTCGATCTCATCGGCGGCCTCGTCGCAGACGTTCCAATATTCGCCAATCGAGTAACGACATGAGTTCTTTTCGCTCGCCATTTCGCGGAGCCGATCAATCAGTGCTTTCTCGTCGCTCATTTCGTGCCCTCCGTCCTACGCTGCAAAGCATCTAAATCACGCTCAAGCACAATCCCGACTTCTCCGGGGCGCTGCGGGTCGAACCCGCAAGCCAGAAATGCGTCACGAAGTTCGGGCTTTGTTTTTAGAATAGAAAACGGTAAACAACGGTATGGCATAGTCATCGCATTATTTCGATGAGTAAACCCGCACCAGCATATTACATGCGGATGAACCCCCGACGATGATGCGCCGCAATCTGTCAGCTCCCAGGTCATTTCGTTCCCTCCGTCGTCATATACTCGCGGATTACGTCCCACGCCGCCGCCCCAACGGCGGACTGCATCAAGCGCAGCGGCGAAGCAACCGCCGTCATCTCCGACCTTGTGGCCGTAGCGCGCCTGATTCACCCGAGCAAGCATGCACCAGCGATTGCACGTCGGGTGCGCCACAACCGGGTGCGGCCGGTGGAGGCCGCGATGCGCAGCTATCGATCAGCCGGCGGCGAGCCGCGCCTCGTCGTCGGGTACTACGTCTACATGCAGCACCCCGGCGAGCCTGGCGTGCTGATGCCGAACCTCAAGGGCGTGGACGCCACCGCAAACGCTCGATCTCGTCGGCAGCCTCGTCGCAGACATTCCAATAATCGCCGATGGAATATTGGCCCTTGTTCTTGTCGTTCGCCATTTCGCGGAGCCGATGGAGCAGATCCGACTTCTGTGCACGCTGTTTCGCGCTATTTTCGTCTGCACACATGGGGCACGACTCATAGCGCCGCCAGTTCCACCCATGCTTACACTCGCTCATCGTCATTCTCCATAACTCATGTTGCGGCCAAGGCCGCGTTTCACCAGCATCGCCCGATACCGGTAATAGGTGCGCCGGCTAATGCCGCACCGCCGGCAGACCTGACGCATCGATGCGCCGCCTGCGATCGCGTCGAGGATGTCCGCGACTCTGGCGCACGCATCGAGGCTCGGCACATAAACCTTCTGGCCGTGACGCACGTCGGCCAACGCACGGAACACAGTGTCGACGTGTCGCCGCACGTCCTCCTTGTGAGCGAGGTGATCGAGCATCTCGCAGACGCGGTCGGTGACCTCATCGGCCAGGCGGCTGTACCGCGCGCGGGCGCGCATGTGCGCGAGACTCATAGCTTGCCGCTCCATTCCGGACGGGCGAAAGGACTCGCCGCGGGGAGCCGCGTGCTTGCGGCAGGCGGCGCGGATGACTGGCGCGGGGCATCGATGGGCGCCGCTTTGGGCACCGCATCGGCGATGCGGCGCTCAAGCAGATCCCAATCGGCTCGGCTGAAGCGATGCCAGCGCAGCTCTGGATGGTGCGTGGCAGCGTAGGCATAGACCCACGTATCCAGCGGCTCGTTGCGCGCCCCGCGGCGCAACGTGAATCTGTTCTTTGCGGGGTCGAAAACCTCGGATGTTAAGCCAGCAAAGAACGCCGGCTCGAGCTCATCGCTGAAGTGGACCATACGGTCCTCTGGCGCTCGATCGGCGTCGGCGGAGAGACGCGCGTAGAGCGTGTGTTTGATTGCCACAGTTCCGACCTGGTACAGCTGGACGCCGCGCTTGTCGGTTCGGCCGCGCCAGTTGGTGTCGACCAGCTTCGGCTTGCTCAATGCCGGCGCGGTGTTGGCCACAGCGCCATGTACGGCCATCGGCCGGCGCACAGTGGCGCGGCGCACCCATGACTTGACGGCCTCGCCGCGATGGCCACCGATGTCGATGGCGACGGCCGCAGGCAGCAGTAGCGCGCCGGATTCGTGCTCGATCGGGCGCAACAAGTAGTCGTCCAGGGCGGTCCAGACATGGGGCTGGTCAGGATCGCCTGGCAGCGAGACGTAATCGAGCGTCCAGGCCGCCAGGCCGCGCCCCCAGCCGACCACGTGCACCTCGAGACGGTCGTCCTGGGTGTCGATGCCGACGGTGACGCCCAGCACGCCACGCGGCGCGGTGCGCAACCGGTACGGCTCTGCGCGTTCGCGGACGAGGTGCGTCTTTACGGCGCGCATGGCCGGGTCCTCCCACGGCTCGGCCAATCGCTCGCTGACGAATACGCGCAGCTTCGGCGGATCGTGCGCGGCCTCGAGGAACTCGCGCACCAGGTCTCGCCAGCGCGGGCCCATTCCGATGGCGTGGTAGAGCGCGTTCCACGTGTAGCCGCGCACGCCCGGATCCGCCAACGGGTTCTCTGCACGCCACTCGACGCCGGCCAACATCGCGGGCTTTGAACGCTCGTCGATCTCGGCTCCGCAGTCGCGGCAGACGTAGACGACGTGCCGGGCATCGACGCTCCACGTGAGACCGGCCCAGATCAGCGGCTGCCTGGCGCCGCAGTGTGGGCATGCCAGATAGGCTCGACGCTGGTCGGAGCGCGCCCACTTGGATTCCAATCGCGACACGCCCTTGACGCCCGGCGAGCCGGTGAAGAGACGCTTGTAGGAGCTCGGAAACGCCGTGTTGCGGCCCTCGAACATCTTGACGATGTCCTCGCCGGTGGGCATTTGCGTCGGGAACTTGTCAAGCTCATCGACCCACAAGTTCATCACCGACTTGAGCGCAGCGCGCCCGAGGTTTCCGCCGTGCTCCAGAAACAGCAGCCCGCCGGCAAAGTCCTTGTGGCCTTTGGTGTTGCTGGCGCTGCGCGAGTTGGCGACACCGGACAGCGCGGCGGCAGCCACTGGGGAATGCGCCAGCATGGGGTCGAGCTTCTGGGCTCGAAAGCTGTCGAGGAGCTGCTCGGTGGGCTGCACGACCATGGTCGGGCCTGGCGCGTGGTCCATGATGTACAGCAGCCAGTTCAGGCCGACCTCCGTCTTGCCGAACTGGACGGGCGCCACGATGACGACCTCGCGCACGCCGTTGCGCCGCGTCAGCGCGTCCATGGGCTCGACGAGCAGCGGGTTGCGGTCGTTGCGCCATGGGCCTGGGAATGCGCTCTGCGCGCTCGTCAGCACGCGATGCGCTGCGGCGTGCTGCGAGACGGTCAGGACCCGCTGCGGGCGTACGGCGCGCGCGGCAATGTCCAGCAACGGCATCATGCGCTCTCGCCCTTCGCAAGGCCGTGCAGCGCGCGTGCCAGCGCCTCGCGCAGCAGCGTGTGCTCTTCGTGGATGATCGCGCGGCGCGCGTTTTCGTCCATCTCCGGCGAGATCCGCTGCGCGATGGTGTCGCCGCAAGTCTCGAGGCCTTGGGCGAACTGCAGGACGATGAGCCGCACCTGGGCAGCGACCGCATCGATCGCGATCAGCCTGCCGAGGCTGATTTCCAGGTCACGCTCTGCGGCCAGTGCCTTGGCACGCTCGGCCCGGGCCCGCCACTGCTGGTAGTCAATGGAGCCTGGCACGTCGTCAGGCGCTTCGTCCCGCAACTCTCGGCCTGCTGTGCCAGCCTCAGCCGCTGGTCCGTGCTGGCGCGCCGCGGCGTGACGCTCGGCCACCGCCGCGCGAGAAGGGTCCATCGTGTCGCGGATGCGCTGGACGCTCGCCGCCACGTCGATCAACCGCTTCGCCTTGTCGGCAAAGACCAGCCGGCCGTCACGCGCGAGCTGCGTGACGTAGCTCGGCCGCCAGCCTTGCAGGCGAGCGAACTCTGAGCGAGTGGCGGTGGCCGGCGTGTCGCTCATGCGGGCTCCGCCGCCTCGTCAGCAGCCGCGGCCGGTGGCGCCGCGCAGAACTCGCGCAGGCGGTCGGTGCGGTCGTCGCCTTCCGGGTAGGTGCGCGCGTAGGTGCTCAAGAACAGGATGTTGCACAGCACGTGGGCAAGATGCGGGAGGCCGCTCTCTGCATCTAAATCTTCGCCGGCTTGCCACTTGGCAAGATGCCGCAGCGCGCAGGCGTAGCAGACGGACCAGTTCATGCCCTTGGCCCAGTTCCAGTTTGCGTACTTCGCGCGGCCGTACTCCAGGACACGCGCGCAGTCCTCCAAGGCAACAAGCGGGATCAGCTCGTAGGCAGGCTTGCCGGCATTGAAGCGGGAACCTGTTCCGCGTGCGCTGCTGTGGATGTCACCGATGCTCATCGACCACTCCTTTACGAGACGACGTGTGAGAGAGAGCGCACGCGCGCGATGTGCGGGCATGCGCGCCCGTGTGCGGGCAGGTGTGCGGGCGCATGGGCGCGCAAAGCGCGCCTGTGCGGGGTGTGCGGGGTGTGCGGGCATGTATACGCGCGCTCGCGCGCACGCCTGCACGCACACGGGCGCGGATTGAGGCGCGCGTTCGCGCTCGCGCGTATGCGTGAGAAAGTGCCCGCACACCCCGCACAGCCCAAGAAAAACAACAACTTATGCCCGCACACATGGCCGCACATGTGCCGGCACACATGGAGTCAATGGGCCGAGATGGCATGGCCGATGCCCTCCTCCGCGATCCAGGCCTGGGCCTGGTTGCGCCATGCGACCACGCAATTGCCGAGGTGATCGCATTCCTCCACCCCGTCCGGCGGCTGCGCGCGAGCGCCCCACAGCAGCATCGAATGCGGACCGCGCGGTGTGAGGTCCGACTTTGTGCGCCAGCGCTTTCGCGCCGTCGGCACGCGATGGATGCGCTCGAGGTTCACTCTGAATCGAGTCATCGAGCTCGGTCGGTGACCTTGCCTCGCGCACCAGACGCGGTAGAGCGCGAAAGCGTCCTCGACCAGCGCCGGCACGAGCGACTCCACGATGTCGCCACCCATCAAAGCGTCGAAGAATCCCGCGATGGTGTCGCGCGAGAGCTCGATCACGCCTTGCTTGGCGCGGGTCATCGGCGGCGGCGACCCGGCGTGGAAGTCGCCGAGATCGAGGTGCAGCAGATAGTGATGCAGCGCAGCGACGCCGCCGGCGGCGATCTCGTCGAGCACCGCCCGGTAATAGTCCGCGGGCAGCTTGTCCGGCGTCCATATTACGCAATGCCGACGATCGTCCTCATCCAGCGCCACTGGCTGCGCCTCGTTGCTCAGAAACACCAGGTTGACGCAGTTTTTTTCTGTGTAGGCGCGTACATGCTTTGGGTTGATGCGAATCCAGTCGCCCGTGATTAGCGACTTGAGCTTGTTTTTGACGTGCCACACCTCATTGCGCGCGACCACCTCGTCGCAAATCAAGAACAGCTTGCGCGATGCCCAGTCGTTGTATTTGTCCTCGATGGCGGACTGGTCGAGGACGCCGCCGTAGGGTCCGTAGATCTTGCTGATGGCCTCGAAGAAAAGGTTCTTTCCGACGCCCTGCGGGCCATGCAAGACGAGGCAGGTCTTGAGCTTCGTCCCGGGTTTCTGGATCGGGAGCGCCAGCCACCGCAGCACCCACTGGTAGATCTCGCCTTGCAGGTGGCCCTCGTGGCTGCACATGTGGCGCAGCAGATCAAGCAGCCGATCGCAGGAGCCTTGGCGCGTCTGCGTCGGCCAGCCGGCCCAAAGGTTACACGTGATCTTTGGGTCCGACTCGGTTGGGTCGAAGCCGACATTCTCTATACGCACCACTTCCGCGTCGGGGCTTTCCGCCCACCCGCGCCAGACCTCCTTGTGCACGCACGCATCGCGGACGTCTGCGGTCGTGACCAGGATGCGCTCCTGCCGGTCGAACACCATGCCGCCCTGCCCGTACACCAGGGCAAATCGCGACAGCAATTCCTCGCGGGTTTGGATCTTCCGCAGCGGCGCGCGCGCCCCCCCCCCCTGGGTGGCTGGGTCCCGCGCGGGATCGGATGCACGGCCTTGATCCACGGCCTTGGGACGACGTGCCGGCAGCGCGGATTCGATCTGGGCGCGGACGGCGGCGAGGCCTTCGGTGACGTGAAGATCGTTGAAGTCGGTCAGCTTCACGCCGCGCTCGAGGAACGCGGCCGCGCGTGACTCTGGGTCGGCGAACAGCGGCGCAAGCCACTTGCCCTTGGTCGCGATCGCAGCGGCGCTGGCCGCCCCGACGCCAGGGTTGACTTGTCCGTGATCTGCGCCGCAGCTCGGGCACTTGACCGGGTGCGCGCTGAGCACGAGGCGGCTGCCGCACGCGCCGCACTTCCGGAAGTCGTCGTCGTCGGCCGCGTAGATGATCGCGACGTCCGGCCAGCGCTTGCGGATCGCCTCGCCCACCGGCATCAGGTTGCCGGCGTCGAAGGCCACGCACACTGTCAGCTGCGTCGCCGCGTAGATGCTGAGCATCGTGGCCAGCCCCTCGCCGATCACCACCACGCCGCTACTCGACGGCGATGGGCCGATCAGGTGAAAGTGGCCCTTCTTGGCGTGGCCCGGCGGCCAGAACTCCTTCTCGAGACGGCCAGTCTTTGCCGCCAGCGCCGGGCCGCGGATGATCTGGATGCCGTGGATGCGACCGGCGGTGTCGCACATGGGCACGACGACCTCGCCCAGCTTGCCGTAGCGGACCCCTACGCCTGGCACGCGCTTCGCGGCCAGGTATGGCGACTCGCCGTCTTCCAATGCGGCGGCCCACGCGGCGGCGGCCCGGCGCGCGGCGCTGGCTGCACTCTTGCGGCGCTGCTCTTCGGCCTTGCGCTGGCTCTCGCGGATAGACGCACGCAGCGCAGCTTGAGCCTGCGGGCTCAGGAGCTTCGTCTCGATCCTGATCTTCTGCGTGTTCGGGTTGTTCCCAGAGTAGACCCCGTATGACCCGGCGATCAGCCAGT